GTTGTACACGATAGATAAGAACCGCGTCTTCAAGTAATTCTTTCTGTTTGTAGACTTTAAAAATGTTTTCTAAAATACTTTGACCAAATGGCCAGAATCTGTCAAGACCTTCTGTTAAACTTAAGTGTACAATATGTTTTGCGTCAATTGAACTTTCACTTTGACCCAATGTAAAACGGCTACCACTTGTATTATATGGCATAGCTGGAACAGTATATGGTGTGTTTGTACCGCCACCACTGCCACCTAAGCCTGTTGCTGGGTTTGCAGCAAAGTCTGTGTTTGTTTTTTGTGCTACTGTTAAATCTTGTAAGTTGATGTTGAGGTCTTTGATTACATACTGTTCAGGCTTTTTACCTTCACTTTCGTTAACAATAACTTTAATAACTTTAACCATATCGACCCAATATAACTTAAAGTTTTCTGGGTCACGAACAAAGACTTGATCTCCGTATTTAACAACGTTACGGAAAATTTTGAATACTCTAGTGTCAAATTCGTTTAATTTGCACCATTGTTGTAATTGTGTTTTCAACAATTCAACTTCATGATTAGTTGGCTCATCTTTAAATTCAATGTTAAATGGTGTTTTATTATGTTCGTTTTTCTGTGTACTAAATTCTGCTAAAATATCTAAACACGCATTAATTTCAGCATCAACGTCCATCATTTCATATTGGTTATAACGTTCAATACGATTAGGATGTCCTGTATAGACTTCAGGAAGTCTACTCATATAATTCTTATAACCAAACTCTGTGTTATTCCATCCACCAGTACTTGAGCCATTTTGTCCTGGCGAACTATTCCATGCGCCGGTATTACTATTAATACCAGAGATAGGGCTTGATACACCCGATTTGTTTAAAAATTTCTTTTTGTATGCCATTGAAGTATTTAGTCTATTAGTTTAGTGTGCGTACTTTACTAATTTACCTTGTAATGTGTTGCTCTTATCTAAATGATCAATTATTCTATCTAATTTAGTTCCCATAGTGTTTACCAAATCTTTATTTGTGTTGACAAGTTCTTGTATAACTTTGCTCATATCAGGTGAAGCAGTCATATTACCTGTTATTTTTGGTATAGATTCGCTTGCAGCCGCTGCAGGGTGTTTAAATTCAACTGGTATTGCTCTACCGCCTGGTAATGGTACGATAGCTTCACGACCTGCCTCACCTGCAATACTTACACCATTGGTGATACCGCCCATTGCCATTTTTGGTAGATTACCGCCACCGTTACGTTTTTCATTGATTAATTTTGAAAGATATGGGCTGTCATTTGGTAAACTGCGATATGTATAATCACTACCCCAACCCACCAATTGATTATGTGAAGTATCTAAGTGTATGTGTGGTCCACCTGGTGCTCTAAATTCCGCACCTAATCCTGTAAATCCTAAACCTATTGCAGTTGAAAATAACGTATTTCTTTCAGCATCACTTAAATTGTTAGAAGCAAGACCTAAGTCAATAGCAGAGCCATCACCGTGATTTGCTACACCAGGTCTAACGCCACTTGTAACAATTAATTTTTTACCTAATACGTTTTCTAATTGTTGCTTTTTACTTAATACGTTAGGTTTAACTCCTGCTTCTGTACCAGTTTGATTTCTACCTGACGGATCTGCTGCTGGTGATCCAGGTGGCGCATAAGGAATTGTAGGTGTTCCGGGGAAACCTCGAGGAATCATACCTCCAGAAGGACCAAACCCGTTAATACCCCTACCAACTCCAGGCATGTTAGGCATTACAGGTGTTCCGGGGAAACCTCGAGGAATCATACCTCCAGAAGGACCAAACCCGTTAATACCCCTACCAACTCCAGGCATGTTAGGCATTACAGGTGGAGCAACATTTGGATTTAAATCATAATCACCTTCTAGTGTTGTATCTTGTTCTAAATCATCTGATAATTTAGATATACTTTCAGTTAACTTTTGCAATGTAGTTAACATAGATGCAGCCTGTACACCTTGACCAGGTTCTGCTTTTGCTGTAGAACCTTCTGATTTTACACCTTCAAGATTTAAGGTAGATACATTCATAGTATTAACATTCATGGTGGCAATCATTTCAGATAGTTTATTTGCTGTTGTAGACGTACCTTCTGGTTTTGCACCAGTAACGGCGTTGTTACCACCAAAGAAATTATAAAGACCTTTACTTACAGACTTAGTATCAGCTAATCCAAACGTTAAACCACTTATTATAGAACCTGCACCGGCTGCAAATTTTTGACCCGTAGTAGCAGTTTCCCCTTTTTTCAAGCCCATTATATCTTCAGCGTGTGTGGCGCCTTCATATCCCTCATATGCAGAAGTAAGCAATGCTAATGGTAATGCAGCTTTTCCTGCTAATCTTCCTGCTCCTTTTAATAAACCACCAAAACGACCTAATTTTCCAAACATTCCTGCAGCTTTAGCACCAATTCCCGCTGCACCCAATCCTTCTGCTGCTGTAGCTGCACCACCTAAGCCTTCTGCCGCTTTGGCTGCGCCACCTAAGGCTTCTGCGCCTTCCGCTGCTTTGGCAGCTCCACCTAAAGCTTCTGCACCCTCTGCAGCGGCTCCGCCACCGCCACCTTTGCCTAGTTTACCTAAATTACCCAATACATCTTGTAATGCGTTGGCTCCTTTTAATCTACTAGCAGCTACTGCTAGTGCAAGACCGGCTATAGCAGCAGTTAAAGCATAAATTACTAATCTGTGTTGATCTAAAAAAGTTCCTAATTTTAATGAAGCGTTTTGTAAATTAACTGCTGATTGTAATAACGGATCTCTGTCTTTATCAGCCTTACCCGTGCCTATATTGGCTGTACCACCTTGCGCACGTTTCTTGGCTGCTTCTTCTTGTTGTTTCTTAACTACTTCTGGACTATTTGCAATAGCTTGTGCTACTACCTGTCCAGCAGCATCAATACCATATTGTGCTTGTGTTCCTTCACTAGCAGATATTAATGCCTGTCCTGTTTTTGATGAGAAAAATTCTCGTTGATTGTTTGTGAACTGTTCTAAAAACTGTGCTTGAGTCATGTTGCCTGATCTAACATCAGCAACCATTTTATCTATACCAGGTATTTGCAATCTTAGTTGTGCTGCACCAGCACCAAAAAGTTGTCCTGAAGCCAAGCCTCTTTGTAGTGCAGCCAATTGTTGAGGATTGATTTTATCTTTTACTACAGAAATTGCACCAGTTAAAGCATCGTCATGATCACGTATTGCTTTGGCTTGCGACATCAATCTTTCTTTTTCAGCTTGATTTGTAGTAGCCTGAGCTTGTGCTTCTAAGTCACGTGCTTTTTTGTCTTGACCTGCAAAATATAATTGTAAAGATGCGTTAGCAGCAGAAGCTTCCATTGATTTTCTTTGTTCTTCTACTGACTTACCTGTCATATTGGCAAGCTGTATTAAATTATCTAAGTATGAATTTGATGCATCTCTTAATGCTTTAACGGGATCTGCTGCACCTTTAGTAATAGATTCTAATGAATGTCCAGTTTTACCCAGAGTATCAATAAGATCCGCTTGCATTTGATTGTATTCAGCTTGGTTGAATCCCAATCTTCTATATTTGTCAACGGCTTCTTGTTGTTCTTTATTTGTTGAGTCTGTAAGTTTAGCAAATGCTCTAATACCACCATCTACCGAACCGCCCAATTGCGTAAGTCTTGGACCTAATGTGCTAAGAGTTTTAGTAAATTCGCCTAATTGTGCAACTGTGTAACCTGACTTATGACCTAATTCTGTAAGTTCCTGTGTGGTAATACTAGCACCAGAACCCATTTTAGCAATACTATCATATGCGTCAAGTTGTCTTTGTTTGAATTCAACAAGTGATGTTGCTAACTTAGTAAATATGCCTACTGTTGCACCTACGGCTACACCTAATGGACCAAATTGTTTGCCCAATGCCATAGCCGCATCGCCAGCAGCGTCTAAAGCACCGTTCCATTTTGTTAATGTTCTTGCAGAATTGTCTAATGTAGAAGTTAAAGTTTTGGTTGCGTTTACTGTTCCACTTGCAAGAGTGTTAAGTGCCTCAGATTGTTTCTTTAAATAATCAATGTTTTCCTGAAGTGCTTTTTTACGCGCCTCTAAGGCTTCAGCTTCAGCTTTTTCTGCTTTGGTGGTTTGGTCAATAGAAGGTATTAACTTTTTAATCAACGCATCAGCAAGTTTATTTGCAGCGTCAGTTTCTCTTTGTTTGGCTTCTATGTTTTCTTGATTATTTTCGTCCACTTTTTTACCCACTAAATATATTAAGTATTTAGTTACCAAAAAACTACTCATTTATAACACAAGGAACAATGTATGAGTTCAAACCCTCTTAAACAGTATTTTAGAAGACCTGCACTTTATATTAAACTACCTAGCAATGGGCAAGGATATGCACAGGGAGACATAGAAATGACTGAAACAGGAGATTTACCTGTATTTCCAATGACTGCAATTGACGAAATCACAGTTAGAACCCCTGATGCATTGTTTAACGGAACCGCAGTAGTAGAATTAATTAAAAGCTGTGTGCCTAATATTAAAAACCCTTGGGCTGTGTCTAGTATTGATCTAGAGGCTTTATTTGTTGCTATTAAATCTGCTTCACAGGGTAGTGAAATAGAAATGGAAAGTGAATGTCCTGCATGTAAAGAAACGGGGAAATATGGAGTAAATTTAACTGCTATGCTAATGGGGTTAAAATCAGGAGATTATTCTGTTGAATTAAACATTGACGAATTATATTTTAAATTTAGACCATTAACTTTCAAAGAAATGAATGATGTTTCTATGACACAGTTTAATATACAACAAAAATTAACTGCTAATAGTAATGATTCTGCTGAAGAAGCTGCTAGAAAAAATCAAGAAGCTGTTAAAAAAGTTACAGAATTAAGTATGGAACTAATTGCTGGATCAATAGAATATATTAAAACTCCAGTTGGAGTGGTAAAAGAAAAAGAATATTTTTCAGAATACTTAAAGAATTGTGATAAAAATGCTTTTGCCAAAATCAGAGACTATGTAACTGAGTTAAAAGAAAAATCAGAAAGTCCCCCACTACCTATCACTTGCGTAAACTGTCAACACCCATACGAAACTAAATTTACGTTGAACATTACCGATTTTTTCGGTTAAGGCTTCTTAATATGGCCCCAGAGGCTATTAAGAAGCTTATAGACGGATACGAAAAAGAAGTTAATAGCATTAAACATAACGCATTAGTTATGGCTTGGTATATGCGTGGCGGTGTGTCCTATATAGATATTTTAAATATGTCCACACCAGAAAGAGAATCTATTAATAAAATCATTGAAGATAATTTGGAAACTACCAAGAAATCTCAAATGCCGTTCTTTTAGAGTTGTACTACGTACAACTGATACCTCATTCACTTCGTTCATTCGGTATCTATTTTTATTCTATGGGATACTACTGCTGCTTTGAGCCATGGTAGTGCTATACAGCACTACCACAAAAAAAGACTGCTTGCCCCTCGCATGATGTTTATTCCCCGTATAACTAGCCGTCTATGCTGTTATACGCTACCGGTTGCTCTGTAAAGTTTAATGGGATTGTAGTTGAGTTGACCTCAGCAACGCATATTCTATAGCATCAAAACATAATATCTATAGACTTATTCAGGGTTCGCTTAACCTAACGATTGCCCTGTCGGTGTTCCGTGTTAACTAATTAACACGCTCTCTCCAGAATCCGCAGGCGACTGGCTTCCCAGGCTTGCTCAAGGAGGATCAGGCTTCCCTGATCAGACTAATTGTTGTGAATTTGTACTGACTGTTAAGTACGGTGAGTTAGTTGACGTGGTGTCTGTTGCGCCTGAATATGCTGCAAAAATATCTTTGTTAAACTTAAAAAAATTGTCAAATTCTAAAATAATCCAATCTTTATGTTTAGCACTAGTATAATATAAAAAGTGGTCTGTGACCCAAGTATATTTACTCTGTACTACTACAAAACGTCCTTTACGATTGAATTTCATGAAAAGTACGTTAAGATCATCTGGTTCTGCTACTTCCATCATTTGATCTAACCAGCCATCAAGAACTTTGCATTCTCCTGCTAGTACTAGATGAAATGGGAAATCAGCATAGCTTTTGCACTCTGTATTCAATTTTGAAAAGCTTTGACCGGGGATAATATCTCCCTTAAAGCTACGCACTTGTCCTTCGTGTAGTACTTGTTTTCTTTCTTTATTTTTACCGCCTATATAGGCGCCTGAATTAGGTACACGAATAAAAGATTCTCCATAAAGGTCTGATAGAAATCTTGCGACTTCTCTTTCGAACCCTGAACCTTTTGCTTTACTTGGACTTGGCATGATACTAATTATGTTAAAATTTTATGTCAAAAAAATTTTATACAAACTCCCTAGATGAACTATATGTTGTAAATCCATTTTCTTTTACAACTTTTAATACACTTGGTACACGACCTGCTAGTTCTTCTCTGTGACTGACTAGCCAAATACTCTTACTGCGTCTGCGACTCATATCTTTTAATATAGCCATGCTATTTTCAACGCCTATAGTATCAAGACCGCTGTCAATTAATTCGTCAATGAATAATGTATTGATTGGGAAGTATAAGTTTTCCCAAACATCTCTAAACGCAAATGATAAACCTAAAATTAAACGATTGCGTTCACCACGACTTAAGTTGTCAAAGTCAAGTTCACGACCTAATTCTGTAATTTCAACTTGCAAATCGTTTTGGAACACTACTTGATGAGGCAATCCTATTTTATCTAAGTAATGAGTTAATCTTGCATTTAAATAACTAAGGTTTTGATCAATAATCTTTTTACGAACAAAACTATCTTTATTGGTTAATAAATTTAAAATCAGTGTTTGATGTTCTAATAATTTAGATAACTTATTAATAGTATCAAAACTAACTGTTTGTAATACCTGACTTTCCATTTCACTGATTTGTTCAATATATGGATCAGTTTCTTCACTTTTAGTTTCAATTTGTTTTAATATGTTACTGATTTGACTGCTGTGCATTACTGCCTCAGCCTCAGTATCATAATGAGTTTTAGGTATACGACCTAACACACCCAAGTTTTCTAATGTAGTGTTATGTTCTGTTAATTGAGTTTTGGTTGTTTCAGCTTGTGCTAACGCTTCTTCCAATGCTTTTTCTTTTTCAGACAAAACATCATTATGTTTTTCATCATGGAACTCTTGCCCACAAGCATAACATGTGTGATTTTTTAAATCTTCAATTTCTTTTGATAGTTTGGCAATAGATTTAACTTCTTTGGTCTGATCTGTTTCACAACGTGTAATTAATTTCTTTAAATCATTAATTTTCTTTTGTTTTTCGTTATAATCAGCCAAATCTTTATGTGCTTGTAACTCATCATCAATATTGATTTTATTTAAATCATCATATACCAATGCAAGTTTAGCTAAATCTTCATTGTGTTTCTTTTGCCATAACGCACTTCTGCGTTTAGTAGCATCAATTTGTTCTTGTACACGTTTGTTTGCTTCTTCAATAGCCTTGATATTCATTTCTTCTTGTTGAATATCATCTTTGGTTCTTTTAATTTTATCTTTTAATAGATCAGCCTTTTCACTTAACAAGGTAATGCCAAGCAATTGTTCAATAACATTGCGCTGATCATTAGCTTTCATAGCTAAAAATGGTTCACTATATGTATTAAGAGCAACAGTGTGTTTAAACATATCAAGTGTCATACCAATTGCTTTTTCGATATGATCTTGTGTTTCTCTGTTTTCACCTTGCGCATCATCTGTAATTTCTTGTAAATTATTGTTTACATGAAATTTTAATATGTTTGGTTTACGTCCGCGTTCAATTTTATATTCAATACCATTTGCACTGAATTCCAATGTCACTAACATGGCTTTACTATTTGTGCGGTTGATTAAATTATCTTTGCGAATACTATTGATTGGTGTGCCAAACAATGCATAACTCAACCCTTGAATAAGAGTTGTTTTACCTGTACCGTTTCTTGCGCCATCACCACCTAAGTCTAAATTTTCTCCTAGAATAAGTGTTAGTTCTTTGGTATCAAAGTTTACTGCTTGTGTAACATTTCCTATTGAAAGGAAATTTCTTAATGTAATATTTTTTAGTATAATCATCGTTTTAGTGTTCTGAAAAAATCACTTTTGGCTAAATTTTCAGCTTTTAATGTTCTTTCAATTATTCCTTCTATTTTTAATTTGGCGCTAATAAGTGTTCTCTGTTCTCTTAAACTACCAACATAAGGATGCACTTTTGTTATTTCAGTTAATGCAATACCCAAATGTTTATTGATTTTAATCAACGACTCTAAATCCCTATATTGTCTTGGCTTCATAGATTATTATAAATTTCTAATAATAATTTAACATCAAATTCTTTGCTTTCTATATTACTAATTTGATCTAATATTATCTTATCTACACTTTCAAATTTCAACTCACCTGGAGCTAAATCTTGTGCATGTTGTTCTGATTTGATTGGAATTAATACCATTTCACGTAATTGATGTTCTGGAATAAATTTTTCTCTTAAAAAGTTAGCTTCTTCATAGGTAATTTCATAATCTAAATGTACTCTGATACTAGAGCGGGGTAACAATAATCCATCTGGGTTTTCTAATATATCACTTAACTTGTAGACACGAAACACAGGTTGATTAGGCCAGGGATAAAACTCAGGATCACTACCCCACTCTAGTATCATCATACCTCTTTGATCATCACCTGCATCGGCATAGCTATGTGGGAAAGCATTGCCAATGTACCAAACATTTTTCTTACTTTGTCGCTTGTGAAAATGCCCACTGAATACTTTTTCAAAGTTTTTCAATTGATCAGCGTTAATTTCACCGTGATCGGGCATTTCTACCATAGCATTCATGTAGAAATTAGGCAACTCAAAATGCCCAAACAAATATTTGTTTTCTAACTTTCTTAACTTTTTATAATCTTCCCCAACTAACCAAGGCGCAATAGTTACATCGCCCTCATTGAAAAAATCATTTACAATAGTAATGTTAGGTAAATGTTTAGCCCACTCAACACTATGTATATCACGTTTGTCTCTATAGTATAGATCATGATTGCCGGGAATGAAATAAACATGGTCAAAGCTAGCACTAAGTTTTTCTAATGCTTTTAAACCATATTGCAATGTCTGTATGTTAATACTAGCACGATGATGATTGTAATCACCTAAAAAGAAACATGTTTCGCAACCTTCTTCTTTGGCTTTGGAAATAAACCAGTCAACAAAGTCACTGCAATCATTATTGTGTTGTATTGAATTGCTTTTTAAACCAAAGTGAATATCGGTAAAGAAAGCTGCTTTTTTAAATAAATTTGCCATCAGATAATTATAATACCTTCAATTAGTTAAGATCAAGTGTTAAGGTTAAACATCATCACTTGACATTTTCATATCACGCATTTGGCGTGTATAACTTGGTGTTAAATTATTCATTTCTAGAATATCGTCACGAATGTTTTGATTACGTTTTTCGGTATTCAATACACGACAGAAACTATTGGTAATGGCTGCTGTGTAATATGCGAATGGGTTAGAACTTTTTGCTTCATTAAATCGCAATCCAACATATGTTAATTGTAATATTGCGCTACCGCGCATTTCGTCATTATATGTGTAACCGCGCCAGTTAAACTTCATGGCATATTTTTCACATAACATCATATACATACGTGCTAACTTATCTGTGATTTTGCCATGATCCTTACTAAACTCGCCAGTTTTGATTCCACCTTTCCAATGACTTTTACCAACACAGTATGGTTCACCATTTTCATCAATCTTAAAGTGTTGAAAGGGTGGGAAGTTTACTTTGACATGTACCATGTCATCTACTTCATCTTTGGTAGTGGTATCTTCTAAATCAGCAAATAAGTTTTCTTCACTGTCATTATCATCAAAATCGATAATATCTTTTGCTGTTTTCTTTTTAACTACTTTTCTTGGTTGTTTAGCACTGACCGGAATATGATCCCAAGTCATAACTCTGAATACTAAATCTGTAGTTGGAATATCTTTATATGTTAATTTTTCTTCTAACCCAATTGATAGTCTAGCAGCCCTAAGTTCTTTGGCTTCTTTGATTCTACTGGGTTTGCACATATACTTAAGAGCAGACTCTAAATCGGTATTGGGCGTGTCTATAATCATATCATAGACATTGTATTCTTGTTTGGTAAAGTAGCAATATGATGTTTTGCTAGCGTGAATTTCTTTTAAAATATCTTTATTGTTTAGATAATTGACTGGTTTTTTTGCGACTGACATATCTTCCTTATTGAATTTATAAAACAATGTTACACGACCTATCAACTAATGTCAATAAGTTATTGATTAAATTGGTGATTTTTTTAACGATAAATATACACAGACACTATATTTATGTTTGGAAAGTGAGAAATTAATTTATGGCAACAGGATCTTCTACAGCTTCCTCAGTATCATCAGGATGGACAGTTTCGGCAACTACCGACACTACCACATCCGTCACTACCTATACATTAACTAGCAACACCGGAGTTAATTATACTGTAACAGGTCAAGGAAGTATTGGATACCAGGATATAATAACCCAGTTAAG